CTGATACTGAGCGCGGTAGTCAGGCCGCTTAGGCTGGTTATATCGCTGTTAGCCCCTTTCTTCGCCAGCGATTTCTGACCCGGTACGGTAACGGCCACACCGTTAATCGTGATAGTGACGTCTGTAGTACCGTTCATCACATCAGCAAATCCGCTCATGTAGCGCTGGTACATCGTGAAGGTTTCAGCAATGTCCTGCGCCAGACCGTCAACGCTAAGGCTGTCGCTCAGAAGAATGGCGTATTTAGATCCAGAAGGTACGGCAGGGTTAGCAGCTGGCGTAACGGTAAGAGAGGTTGCGCTTCCAATCGCGGTAATCTGGAAAACCTGCGCCGGGCTTGTCAGGGCGATAACAGTACAGCCGTTACGAATAAGTGAGCCCGCAGCAGTAAAGTTTGTGCCGGTACCTGTAAGGGTATTTCCGCTGATGGCAATAGTGCCAGTGGTATAAATCATATTATCTCCAGGTAATAAAAAACCCCGCCGTGGCGAGGTTTTATTTAAACGTTATGGGTTATTTGCAGGTTGTTTCGGTAAATGTGTTCGCACTTACCCAGCGCCAGCTGAATGGGTATCCAGCCCGGTACTGCGTCTGATTGTTTTGTTTGCGCACACCGTAAATCTGAACCGTATTTTCCTGACCACCAACGATGGCCGTGCCGCTGCAAACTGGTCCCTGTTTCTCGAGTACGCCAGCACAGCCTGAAAGCATGACAGCCCCAGCCAAACAGATAAGTCGCTTAATCATTTTGATGATATCCAGAGGTATTCATGAACTTAGACAATACCAATATGAAAGAGGTGGGTATAATTGATTGGATAGATCAATTATCAGTTATTGATCGCCAAAAACGATCAATCAGTCATAGGCCGCTGTATTTATCGCGGTTAAGGAAATCCCAGTATTCGTTCCCCCTCCCGGAGAGCCTGTACCAGTGGAGGTCCCCCCTGCGTTTATCCTTGTATTGGCCCCGTCAAACCTGCACGCCGAATAAGCATTAATGGTATAAACTGTCGGAGGCTGGGTTGAGTTATTCACAACGATGCTCTGGCCAAGCTGTGCAGGTGCAACAGCCCATGACCCGCTAAGTGTCTGATCGATATTTATCCCGCCGTTTGCGCCAGGCGTTCCAATTGTCTGTAGGTCTGACAATACCCGGGACTCATTAGTGAGCACCAGCTTTCCTGCCGCATCCCAGATGGCCATCCCCCATTTAGGTAACGCCTGGGGAAATATGGCAAATATATATGCGGTTAACGTGAAGCTCTGGTTATAGGGATTAACCCCCGCGACATATACATTTCCGCCGTTCCGGTAAGATATTACTGGCGTGGGCTGGGCGGTATTTGTGGTCCTGATAAATACCATCACAGGGTAGTCAGCATTTAATGCAATATTCTGAGCAACCTGCTGCGAACTGCCATTAGCAGAGGAGTTGAAAGTGTACTTGCCGTAAAGACAAAAAGGCGTTGACTGGGGCGTTACAAATGGGTTCCCATTGTCCATTAATATCATCGCGCCAAATTCGGCCATTATGCTTTCTCCATGAAAACGACCACTTCACACTTTGAGGCCGGATAATTACCCAGGCCTACAGAAGATGCTGCGCTTACGGTTATTGTGCCCCCTGACGCGACAATGCGCCGCCCTACGCTGTTACCTCCTTCATCAAGTGAAAGAACAAAACCAACTTTCATTCCTGAGGGCACCGTAAAAGACCAGCTGCCGGAGGTTTGCCCGGCAGCCAGCTGTATTCGCCCAACGACGGAAACGGGTTTGATGCCATAGTTGTTAGGTTTTCCTGAAGCATCCCAGGTCTGTATTCCGTAAGCCATATCAGAACACCCCCGTTAATCGGCCAACCTGCACCCTGAGAACGTTACTGCCGTCTTTGACGCTGATTGTCTGGTTGGTCTGCTTCGTGGCCCCTTCCCCGGCTGTCGAACCGTAGTTCTCAAACGTCCCGGACTTATCCAGTTTCCACCCAACAGAGCCAGCAACATAATTATTCGACTGGATAAAATTACCAATCTTTGCGTTGCTAATGGTGCCGTCCTGGATGAACGTATCCCGGATGAAGGTCTGTCCGTTCTGGATTACGAACGGCAACGACACCGCCCCACCAGCCTGCGCCATTACCGCGAAACGGTCAGCCACAAACAGCACCTGTGATTGCATGCCGGATGGCGTATTCTGAACACCAATACCCATTCCAGCTGCGTACTGGTTGCCATTTGAATCAACAGCGACCTTGATGCTGTACATCGCATTCAGGTTGTTATTGATGTCGGCTGATACCTGGCTGTTCTGGATAATAGCTGCAGACTGACCGTTTACCGTGACCTTGAGCGAGTTAATTTGCGTAGCAGATGCCTGGGTGAAATCAGCAAGTGTCTTCGACAAGTCAGTGACATTCGCCGTGTTCCCACCGGTGCTGGAATCCAAAACGCGCAATGACTCAGCGACAGCTTTACTGGCGTCGGCCATCACATTGTCGACTCGCTCAATACCGGCTTTGTTATCACCATATTGCACGCTCAGAAGGTTACGCTGGTTAACCTGCGCGAGCGTACTGGTGATCAGCGCGATAGCATTGTTCTGAATACCGCCGCTGGCCTTATCAGTTTGTGCACCCAGCTCTTCCAGGCGTGATGCCATTGAGGAATCGAGGTCCGTGACAACCTGGCTAAGGTCAGTGATTGATGCTGTATTCTGAGCACCTACAGCAGCTGCTGAATCAGCTTTGTCAGATGCGACCTGAGTGGCAGCCGTCAATTGACTTACCGCAGAAGCGCGAGCTTCAGTTTCCGTTGCTAACGCCTGGCGAACATCAGTAATACCCGCTTCATTCTGGGCAGTTTTCGCTTCTAGACGAGTAACATCCGTGACGCGTGCCTCCGTCTCAGTGGCGATCACCTCCCGGAGCTGTTCGAAGGTCGCAGAGTTAGCGCCCTGCTGGGCTGTCTGCCGCACGACAACATCAGCAATAGCAAGCGCGTTGCCGATGATTGCTTCTGCTGTCTGCTTATTCGATCCAACCGCCGCTGCAAGACCGTTTGCATTCTCTTTGATTGCATCAGCCAGTTCTGCGAACTTTTCACTGCTCTCCACCGCGCTCTCGATCAGGTCTTTGAACGTATCAGTCTCTTTAATCTCCTCCAGGATTGCATTGGTGATATCGCTAAAGTCATCCGTTGGCTTTCCTGAAGCCTCAACAAAATCAGAAACCCCGAACGCGTTGCGTGTCCGGACATAAACGTAATAGACGTGGTCAAACTTGAGCTTTTGAATGGTCCACTGGTTCCCCCTTCCGAGGAATTGAGTTTTGTTCTCAATATCATCGGTTAATGGGATTGGCGTCTCGCCAGCGTACCAGAACTCAAAAGAGGTATCTGATGTTGCCGTTACAGACATAACTGGCACCAGAGTGGCCTGTAATGGTCCGGGTATCCACTGAACGGAGTTAGGAGCCTTTGGCGCGCCTATAATAAGACTCACCTGAGTTTCGGCGCCTTTCATCCCGTTTTCATTGCGCCCACGAACGCCGAGCGTGTAGCTACCGGCAGCAAGGCCGTAAAACTCATACCGGAACTGGTCAGTTTCGTACTGAGATACCAGCTTCCCATCAGCACTGTAGATGTACAGCTCAAACACCAGTTTTTTAGTAGTGGTTGCCGTCTCCCACGTTGCTGTAACCTGGACGGTCTCGGTGTTTGTGTTCAGGATTCGCAGGTTTTCCACGTTAGGCACGCGGTAGCCGTTCAGCGTATCGCTGGGAACTTCAAACACTGCACCCTCGTCAACGATGGCCTGTTTGTTGGGGTCGTGCAATGAGGCCGTTATGCTGTATACGGAGTTGTTTTCCGTTTCGGCAACGCTCAGTATCCGGAAAAGGCGAATCGCAACGCTTGCGGTTGAAATGGCAAATACAGTTCCCGCCCTCACCCATTCAGGTTCGTTTTTGAGTGTGACGTTGTTTCCGTTAACGCCACCAATCTCATAGCGAGAGAACTTTCCGTCCCTCCCCATAATCGACATAGTGGAGCCGTCCGTTACTACCGAGGAATCAACCGCGTCAACCGTTATCACCCTCCCGGAATGAGAAACAATTCTCCCCCCGAGGCGAGTTCCTGCGTAGTCATTATCCATGACCTCAACGATATCACCCGGCGTGAAGTGGATAGCATCGCGTGCCATCTGGAAAGACAGTCTGCTGCTTTCACGCTTTGCTGTTTCCAGCAGCCATTTACCTGCCCGCCATGCCTGTCCGCGAGAGGTGCAGCCAAACGCCTCCAGAGTGGTTTCGTTGTAGTTCCCTTTGGCTATCATCTCATCGTCGGAAACGTACTCTTTCACCTGCTCCCATCCGTTGTCGGGGTCAGTCCAGGACACCACCACTGCATTGTATTTATCTGAACGCTTTACAGAGCTTCGTTTGAACTCGCCATTCACAACGTTGGCGTTCGTGATTGTCGCAATCGGATCCTGTGGAGCGTCCAGCATTACGGACAGGCGCAGGCCGTCCCACAGCGCAATGCCACGGAACATGCTCGCTATCTTGTCGAGAATGTCTCGCGCACTCGCCTGCTCTGTGATGTAGGCGTTGAGCGTCATGCGTGGCTCTTTGCCGCCATACCCATCATCTACAAGCTGATCGCAATATTGCGACAGAATGTAGAGTGCGCCATCGTCAACATCGATGTATCCGGCGCGTTTCGCCAGGCCAAATCGGGTGTTTTTCGCCAGCTCACGGAACAGCCACGCCGGGTTGTTAGTCCATGCCTTTTTGAAGCCCCCCGTCCACAGCCCGGAGTAAGTTCTGGCAATTGGCTCGTAGTTATCCGGTACGTCAACGATCAGCCCGCGAAGATGATATGTGCGGCTCGGCGTGTCGGTGTACTGGTCACGGTCGATGACTGAGCCGGCAACAGCAGAGAACGGATAGCTAAGGTTGTCGTCGGTGATCTCGCTGTAGCTGTTCCAAACAGTCCCGTTTGACAGCAAATCGCTGCTGCTGTCAGGCGTAATGCGGCGAACGCGGATATCAAACGGTTTGGTGTCGGGGGCATCAATGACGTGCGCCTCAAGGTACTCGCCAGAGATTTTCCCTGTAATCGTCACCGTCTTCTCCATGACCCAGCCCGACGAGCCAGTTCTGGTCTCGATAACCATCGTTACAGAGGTGTTTTTCTGGTTACCCTTGGAGTCCTGCTCCATGAGCCCGGTGACGCCGATGTTAAAACGAACGCGGGTCACGTCCTGATCTGTCACGGTTCTAACCAGCGGGGTATCGTAAGTGACCTCAGTGTTAACAATGGTCGTCGCTTCGATTGCAGAGAAGCCGTTGATTGGCTCCTGAGTTTCCGATCCAGGTCGCCAGGCAACACTAATGCCGTTCACGTTGACATTACCGTTCGAGTCAGTGATAGGCGTCTTATTCAGCTTGAATGAAGACAGGTGCTCCTGATCCACCGGGCCCGCGATTGGCCCCTCAGATATCAGATCCAGTACCCGATAGAATTGTTTTGATTTGAGGTTGTCGTCGAGTAGTTTTGGGGTTGATGCTTTACCGCCACCTGAAGACATAGCGCCACCTTAGCTGATTGATTCTTCCCAGTCGGAATTATTAGATGTGTCGATCCCGAGACTTATTACGTTGCTGCCGACCTCCATCTCGCCGAGGAGTATGGGGACAGGATGCCCCTGTCCGACCCTGTTTTCTGCACTGGTAAACGAGTTATTCGTGAGGGTGTTTGTTTCGGCCGCTTCCGCTGAAGTTTTGCTTTTCATGTTCCGGGACATGTAGATGGAGTAAGCAACCGAGGCGGCAGACAGCACCAGTGAGGCAATGAGAACTATCGTACTGGTCTCAAGTCCCGCCCCCTCAATCACCGGGACAAACAGCACTACAGAGCCATCCTTCAGGCGCCGATCCATGTGCCACTGCACCGAAGACGTTTCAACATCCTCACCCGCCACTCGCATTCTTACTCTGGCGTTCAGGAATGCTTTTTTGAACTCCTGATTCTGAGCAAGCAAAAGACGAATGCCCTGGGCAGGGGTATCAACGCTCAGCTCGACTTTGCGGAAATGTCGGCGTAAATGCCCTGCAAATTTAAAGATGAGCACTGTTCATGTCTCCATATGGAATGCATCTGCTTAACGTATGCCGGGCGCATTTGCTCTCTCCGGCTCAGGTGTCCAGCGTGGTCGTGGTGAAGCACCATGTTGTCATCGAGGAGAATCATTGCGTGGCAGGGGTCAGCGCCGGGGAATGGCTGCCTGATGATCACATCACCTGGTTGCGCTTCGCCCGGCGATACCTGGTGGAAACCATTGAGCGGCATGTTGTTCAGATAAAGGTTCTCCCCTCTCAGCCACCAGCCATTCGTCCTTTCGAAGTCAGGGAGGTCAATGCCACACAGGTGATACGCATCACGGAATAGCGTGTAACAATCAGTTACTCCGTGCTCGAACCGCCTCCCCAAAAAGTAATCCACCGGCCTGAACGTTCTGATTTTCCCGTTACAGGCCAGCACCCATGGAAGACCCGATGCAACCTGGCATTTACGGTCGGCGCCGGACAGAACCGGGCTGTTCATTGGGTGAGAGTGGAATACCGCAGTCACCTCTCCAGCCTCCTCGGCCGCCAGCCACTCATCATCACTGATTCGGAAGTGCTTTCCAGGCTCCGGGTGAACATTCCGACAGCGGAACAACTGCCCGCCATCCAGGATTAAGCCGCACACCTCATCCTGCGACGATGCCGCATAATCGAGTAATTCCTGCATCATGAAACCTTCTGAGAGCCGGGGAAGCTGCTGATTGGCATTGGTTCCGGTCGTGGATAACGGAAGCGGCAGCCGCTACGGCGGTGAGAGCACTTATCTTTCGCCGGGTCAGTGGTTGGATTGTCGCGCTCATCTGCAACCGGCGGCCCGTCATATCCGCACCCGACGCCGCGATACAGCCACTGGCAGACGTCGGCAAGGATGGTTCGCGCCGGGATGATAGCGTTGTCGCAGTCAATCGGTGTCGCCAGCGTGTAGGTCACCTGCTCGAACGTCTCTTCCGTCATCTCCTCAACAACGTAGCGGGAAACCGCTTCCTGCGTCGGATCTGCGTCAGGGTTGCCATTGGGGAAGTTCACCGCGTCCAGGTATTTCACCGGAACCTGACGGCGGGTGATCACCACCCCAAGCATGTCGTCGAAGTCATGGTTTATGCCCGTCAGTAAACCTGTGACGTTCGCCACCACCATTGTTGGCCGGGCATATGTGCCTTCGTTCTTTGACTCGAACCCTTCGACTGCTATCGGGTATGCCTGATACTGATTCCCCTTCCAGATCACATTTCCGTAATATCCATTGGTGCCGGAATGGAACCGGATAAGGTCTCCACCAAAGGGTTGCAGGTCGGCTTCGAACAGGTCGATAAACGCGCCCACTCCGGCGTCCACGCTGTCGATAATTAAATTTGCTGGTATGTCGCGCACGGCAAACTCCCATAAATAAGCCACCCGGAGGTGGCTTATCGTGGTACTTGTTCAAAAGTGGCCGTCAGTTCAAACAGCGGCCCGGTCTTTGTCATATTCCAGGAGCGGCAGACAAACAGCTTCCTCACTCCCGTATCGGATGGCGTCCAGTAGAACGATTCAACCGCCCCCCTGGCTTTGAGGAATGCCTCTGCATCCTTAGCTGGGTTACTGCGGCACACGCCGCTGACGCCGCGAAAGGTGAGCGAGTATTTATCCATCAGTGGATTGATACCCTTCACCTGTCGCTGTTCGTAACCGTCGCCGAGCTTAACGACGGCAACATTCGGCGTGCGCTCAACGGAGTATGCTTTCTGTGGTGTCCATGTGAATGCTTCTGGCACTATGACCTCCGTAGTAACCCGTTAGGGCGCTGCTGATCACGAATGGTGCTGAGGCTAACCTGCTTCATCATCTGCGCCATTTTAGCCATTGTGGCATCGTCAATGCCGCCGGTAGTGTTGATGGTGAAACTGACATTCTGGACAACGCTTGTCCCGCTCCCGCCCCCCTGCATATCTTTATTGCTGATAACCCGACCGTTATCACCCGGTATCATGTACTGACTACCATTGCTGGCCTGGAATATCTCTGGCTTACCCTTCTCGCCGACCCGATACAGAGATCCGGCATCGACCGGACCACCGTTATAACGCGCACCAGCAACGGCCATTCCTTTGGCTGCAAGGAGTGAGCCAGCATAAGCCGTCTGACCAACAGCAGCAGCACTCCCCATTGTTGCTATAGAAGCACTCATAGCAGCAGGCGCCCATGCAGATGCAGCGGCGGTAGCCTGAGCCATTGTAGATGCCAGTGATGCGGCAGCAGCGGCCTGCCCCATTAACTGGCTCTTGACCCACTCAATCCCCATTTGCACCAGGCTACCGACAACGCTGTTGAGGATTGTCGTGCCGATGTTGGCGAAGGATTCTTGCAGGCTCTGAGTGCCGTTAATCAGCCCGGTTATGGCATTGGTCGCCCCGCCCTGAAGCGAATCTACAGCCGCGCCAAGCATGCTATTAATCTCGCTTTGCTGCTGCCATTCCTCCCACATTGCGGCCATGCGTTTCTGATGATACTGATCTTCAATTCCTGCACGGACGGCTTCTGCTTCTGCAATTTTTTGTGGGTAGAGTTGCACATACTCATCAAGCTGCGCCATTTGCTGCGCGTAGGTGTTATCTACTGCGGAAACTGGTGATACCTGCCCTTGCAACCCGGTAAAGTTTTGTCCGGCCTGCGTGCGCTTCCTTTCCTCTTCTGCCGCTGCTTTGGTTGCCTGTTGTATTTTCCAGATGGACTCCGCTTGCTGTTCCGCTTTGACAATCTGCTCTCCTGATGCTTTGTTTCCAAGAGCAACTACAGCGTCGTATTTCGCTAATTCGAGCGAGCCATCGGCATAACCAGTGTTCAGCCGATCGAGTGCGGCTTGTTGGCGGGTAAGGGATTGGGCGGCTTCATCAGATGATTTTGTTTTCTTATTGGCGTCCTTCCTTGCAGCGGTAACACGCTCTGTTTCAGCATACACATTTTGCAGCACCCCAACGAGCTTATCGCCCTTGGCGATTCCGGCATCCTCTGCATCATATTGAGCCTGTAATCTCGCCCTCGCCTCACCTTCCAACTTTGAGAGTGCAAGGCGGCGTTCAGCGTTCTGGATTAACTTTTTGGCTTCCGGTGACTCTTCAGGTTCCGCTGGCTGATCTTTCCCAACGCTTGCAGCTTTTTTGTTGAGCGTGTCCAGCACCTGAATAGTAGATGCCATCGCAGATATAGCAGCTTCACTCGCTCCTGGTATTTTGTTGCGCAAGTTATTAGCAAGAATGTTGAATGCCTCTTCGGACTCTCTCGCCTTTTGATTTAACTGCTCCTGAATAAGTGATTGCTGTTCGGTGGTGCGGTTTAGTTTATCAGTGGCATCGCTGACATCCCTTTTTCTTTGGTTTAATGTTTGCAGCCATTCGTTGGCTTTTTTTACATAACCGTTGTTTTTATCCTGTTCCACCCCGAATTGTTTTGCCAGGCCACTGTATTTGTCATATTCAGTCTGAGCATCCCTTACCGAATCATTCAGGTCGTCTATATGATCCTTTTGAGCCTCTATAGATTTAGCTATATCTGCCATTGTGCCGACAAGCTGCGCCTGATTCATCTCCTTCATCTTGGCAATAACGCCATCCAGAGAATCAGCAAAACTAAGAGCTTCTTCTTTCGCCTGTTTAGCGCTTTGCCACCAATACAGTAAGGCTCCCGCCGCGATCATAACAATGCCAGCAGGCCCGCCAAGCAGAGAAAGCGCGCCGCGCATTAATCCCATACTAACGGATGCAGCGCTAGCAGCGGCAGTAGCGCGAACGGTAGCTGCTGCCTGTGCTGTTTCTGCTTCAGTTAACACGATGGAGGCTGCGGTTGCTCTTGTCTTTGCGGCGATAAGGTTATCGAGCGCTAACATTTCTGCCGCGCTACCCCTTGCAACGTTATATTCAGCTTGAGCAAGGTTAAGCGCAGAAATCGCAGCTTCCTTATCTGCTAACGATCTACGTTGTGTGGCATTGGCTGAAAAGAGCGCTGCCTGAGCCGCCTGATTTTCAGCGGTTATCATTTGGCGGTTTGCGGCAATGGCTTGAACTTTACTGGCTATCCCGGCTTTCAAAGCGCCTGCATAACGCCCAGCCAGAACAAGAGCGAATGCTTTCGCAGCAATAGTGGCCGCATCAATGAATCCAGCCATGCTTTCAGAGTCTCGGCCAAACTCCAGAGTAGTGTCAGCGGCAGCAATAAGACCGTTAGTGAAGGTTTGTAACGCACCTGTCTGGTCCTCGATCGCGACCAAAACTTCGGTAAAGGCCGTTTTCATCCTCACGCCAGCATCGGTAAGATTGTTAGACATTCCAGCCGCCGCTGCGGTGTTGTCGTCAAGAGATTGCCGCAACCCTTCACTAAGGTCTGTAGCTGTCAGTTTGCCTGCTGCACCCAGCGCACGTATTTCCCCTGCCGTTTTCCCGCTGGCGCTCGCAATGTCGTTTATTACGGTTGGAATGGCGGTAGTGATGGACTCCCACTGATCGGCGGAAACTTTCCCGGTGTTTATCGCTTTGGTGAATGCACTGATAGCTGACTCGGCCCGGTCCGCACTGGCGGCGTTCTTAACGAAAGCATAAGACATTGAGTCCTGGACATCGATAGCCTGTTCAGTGGAATAACCCATGCTGCGCAGACCGTCGGCGCTTCGAATATAAAGCTCCTGGGCCTCTGCTAAAGATCGATAAGTCCCGTTAGCTGTATTAAGTAAGCGCCTCTGAACGCTTTCAAATTCAGCCTGACTTGATGTCGCCATCTGAACGCGCTCGGCCATCTCCTGATAGCTCTGCACCATTTTTGCCATCTCACGCAACGCCCCAGCGGCGAAGATTAACTTGATCGTTGCTGCGAGCTTCGACAGTGTCGTATTCAAGTTGTCCGCTGATTCATCGGTATCATCAAAATTACTCTGGAGATCGTTTGTCATATCGACAACATTACGACCAGCAGAAAGCAACTGGGCTGTGTCCGCACGAATTATGTAAACAATCTCACCTACATTTTCGGACATATGTATTTTCTCCAGGCAATAAAAAAACCCCGACGAGGCGGGGTTTAATTCGATGTTATATCACGCTTGAGCTTCAGAAATAACCGATCTGTTGACATACCTGTTGAGTAGCCAATTGTTCGCTCTCATCGCTACCGAAAGATATGACGGCAGCATTGAGGTCCTTTCCTTTACCAACGATCATTATTAGGAAAGGTGTATTGCCAACATACCCGCCATATGAATTTTTTGAATTCACATATCCACAATATTCACCATTTCCATTGGATATAAATTGGGAATGTTTGAATTTAGCACTATAAGGATCTTTTAATTTATCGGTAATAGCTTTTTCTACAGCCGTTTTTTCCGCTGTAGTCAAATTTCGCCATTTTGGATTGTCGATCGGTTTTATCCTTTCGCTTTCCTTTTGCATTACTTGGCATTTATCCCACTGCTCCGTTACTTTGCCTATCCTGTCAGAAACAGCGAAGTTAGAGCCATCAGTTGCCGCGACATATACTTTTGAGCCATCATCAACTATTTTCAGCGCCCCTCTATTTTGAGTAAGAGGTGGACTAAAAACAAATGTTCCATCTGGGCGATGCAATTTTATTGAATCATCTAAAACTTCCACTTTTGCAGGAACGGGTATGCTCATGTTACCCATGACGCCATTTGTAAGACCAGCTTTTGCGTAACTACATTGGTAGGTGTCAGCGCCATTAGCCGTGGCGGTTATTAACCACAATACGCATCCCCAAAAAAATACTTTCATTCCATTTCCCCAGCAATAACGAAATTCACATCCTATCAGGGGAGCGCGGCAGCGCAACGGGCAGGTCTGATTTTTTGATCTCAGTAACAGCGGTCAGTGCAGCCCGTTCCGCTGTGCATCGAGTGCGAACATCTTCTCTGCCCAGTCCATAGCCTCATCGTAATGCTGCTCTGTCGGTATTTTCGTGGCTTCCTTCGGTGGGTATTTTGCATTCATCGCGGCGCGAAAGCTGGTCATGGTCATGTTCCAGGCATCGGACTCGCTCATGCCCAGGTGTGCCACCGCCAGATAAACGAAAGACCGGGCATCGAATTTCCCCGAGTACTCGCCCTCACCTTTGCTGGCGGCTTCCTGCGGCTGGTCGCCCACCACCCCATGGCGGATGAGATGGCGCGCCAGCTGGATAATGTGTGATACCGGCAGCAGGCCGGGGCGATACGATAACTTGCCTTTTGCTGTGACTGAGCAAACACCGATCATCTGGCGGAGATCATCATCGCAGGCCGCCTGCACTACCTTCGCTGCGGTAACAACCATGTCGGCGAAACAACGCGCCTGGATGCTGCGCATCACTTCAACATTGCTGATCCGGTGCTCAGGGTAATGTCCGCCGTGCACCGTCACGAACGCCCCGACAATCTCTTCCGGCGTGCCAATCCGCGACATCGCAAGAAACGAAGGATTGAGGAATATTCTACGGCCACCGACGCGGATCTCCGCCTGGCCGATATCGGTAATTGCCTGCATAAAACCTCAAAGGGGCTTTCGCCCCTGTCAGTTAAGACGCGTTGACCACAACCGTTGCCGGACTCGTGGTGACGGTACCGGCGGTGGGCGATGAAACCTGGCAGGTGTAAGAGCCGGCATCCCCCGCCACCGCGCTGGCTTTGGTGTAGGTAGCTGACGTGGCGCCGCTGATATCCGTGCCGTTCTTCTTCCACTGATACGTCAGCGCTGAACCATCTGTCACGGTTGCCGCTGTGGTAAGCGTCAGCGTACTGCCGGTGGTAATGGTGCGGTTCTGCGGCTGGGAAGTGATGTTAATGACCGCGCCGACGTCGCGGACATCCACCAGCCCGGCGCTGGAGGCTTCAATCGACCACGTGGCTACGTCATCATGCGGTGATTCATCCTGCCAGCTTGTTACCAGGAACGGGCCTTCAGTGATATCGAACGGCGAGATGATTTTCAGCCACACGTAAGGCTGGTTGCTGGTTTCTCCGGGCGGGTTGTAAACATGACGCTTCATTTCCTTCTGGCCGTAGATGGCTTCCTTGCGACTTACGCCGTCACCGGAGAAGGATACGTTTTTATACGTGACCAGATTCTCCTGGGTATACGCCGCGCTCTGGTCAGCCGTGGCGTCTGCGGTTTCCCATTCAACTCCGGTTGTTTTGCCACGCATCATACCGAGGCGTTTGTACTGGCTCAGCGTGGGCTGAACCTCCGGGCAACCAATCGCAAAATAAACGACGACGTCGCGCCCCGTGAATGCACCTGATTCACAAGTCATATGTGTTACTCCGTATTATCGGGAAATAATGGTCTGGAAGTTAATTTCGAAGGCGCAGCGGCCCTCTTCGGTGCGGAAGGCGGGAACGCCCCCGACTGGCTGCATTGAGATGATGCATTCGGTGTGGTAGTCATCGAGCATAGCCTGGCGGATGGCGTCGGCGGTGTTCTCCACCGCATCAACATCAGCATCGTTCTGCCCGGTCAGGAGGATGAAGCGGAAGTAGTCACGGGTGATGGCCTCTTCTGCCGCGCCACCGCCCTGCTGCTGGATAACGAGATAGCGTTCGCTCTGTGAATCTTCCACCTCGACCCAGAACCGCTTCTGTACACGGTAGCCGGTATCAAAACCGTGGCTCTGCAGCCAGGCGCGTAACGCATCAAAAACCTCGCTTCGCGTCATAATTTGTAGCCTCGTTGTATGGTGGCTTTGATGTCGGCTATGCCGTCGCGCTCAAACCCTTTACGCAGAAAATCAGGCTCTGCATCCGGATCCCAGTAATTACCGCTGCCATCAGGGCGGGGCTTGCCTTTTAACGTGCCACCGGCCGCATTCACCCAGGCCGCGTAGCTCGCGGTATAGCCGACACGCCCGGTCATGCCACCCGGCTCTGGTTTCAGTTCGCGATACATGCTGTTCACCAGTGTGGAGGTGTGAATCGGGGTGATTTGCGCCGCGTAACCGGAACCGACGATCATGACTTCGGTGATCACCTTTTCTGTCACTGCCCCGGTGATGTTTCCAATCACGTTGCCCATGTTTAACTGAACACGCTTGATACCTTTAACTGGCATGATTACCTCACGTCAGAATTTTGTAGTCCGGCTCCTCGCCGAATGGTGACATATCCCATTCCGTCACCGCTTTGATGATGTTTGCACCAGCTTTCAGTGGATCGGCCTGAGATGTTGTGTCACCTCTGGCGATATACCAGTCACGCTTCGGCATGGTCGCATCGATGCCATTGCGCTTCAGCTCAGTGAAGAAAATCAGGTTCGTGGTGAACTCTTTCCCACTGGCATCTACCGCAACTTCATTGTTTGCCGTCCAGGTGCAGTCAATCAGGTAGGGGGTTCCGGTTGTCCAGGTGCTGTTCCAGTCGTCGTAGACGCGCGGGTAAACAGTGGCAACATTGGTATAGCTCCATGCGGCTGTTTCAGACACCGTTATCCTCCCACCGGATCACCTCCGGATTCTCCGCCGCAACCTTCCGGCACAGCAGATACCAGTCACCGTTGCTTTTGACGTATCCGGTAACGCGCTTACCACTGTCGGTCATCACCCATACTTTGACAAAAGGCTCCGGCAGCCGCTTCTTAACCGATATCCACCCCATCACCGACCCCCGCCACACATGCATCCACCCCTTGCAATCCATATGCCAGCAAAAGCTGTATTGGTCGGGTCTGGAGGGATGAGGTCATTAGCGCAGCCGTGTTTATCAGTGACGCGCAACAGTGCCAGTGCCCCCTTCCATCGATCGGGAAACGACTGAAAACGGAATGAACGAGATGCACCATTAGGGCCAGTCTGCGAGCTGATATACTTGTCACCTTGCGCCAGGCCCATAAGCGCCAGCAGATAGAGTTGAATCAACAGCGAGGTCGATGCCGGATAATGCGCATCAAGACACTCCTGTATGCTGTTGGCCTGGTCGACGAGAGCCTGAAGAACAAAATCGGGAATGGAAACGCCCTGACTTTGCAAATACTCCTTCGCCTGTTCGAGAGTTACCATTATCGACTCCGTGAAATACCCCGCCGGAGCGGGGCATAAAAAAACCGCCTTAGCGGCGGCTGTTATTCAGCAGGGAAAAGCTTTTCGAGCTCGCCATCAGGCAACAGCTCACTGAGCTTTTCAGCGCCCAAATTGCCTTTGAACTCAATACCCAACTCAGTAAGGCGGCCCTGAATAATCTCTTTGCGAGATTTCTCACCGGTGCCGGCATCAGGCGTCGACGGAGTGAGTTCTCCGCCTGCCTCACCATTCATGAGACGGACGTTAGACTTCAGAGCCGGGTGCAGTTCTTTCAACTCCACCACCTGCCCTACCTTCACGCCGAACCACGGGCGCACAACTTCGTATTTAGCCATGATTGCTCCTTAAGCCAGGTTAGCGCCGTAGACCACACCGGACAGGCCTTCGCCGTCCTTCTTGATCTGCAAACCTTCTGCGGACATGATCTGGAAGTTGTAGTTGCTCTGCGGCATCAGGCGCGGGAGCGGTACAACGCCCACAGCCATACCTACCAGAGGAGAAATCACATCCTGTCGGCGCTCGTACGCCAGGAACTCGTTACCTTCCAGTGCATAGGTCATTTGGATAGACTTAGCAGGAATAAACTTGCTGATCGCATCCAGAACGGTTCCGCTAAGCAGCGCATTTGTGCCGGTGTTGATATCCACCAGATACGGCTTAGCCATGTTGGCCCAGACTTCAGGGCTCACCCACAGCTTGTCGTAAGCTGTAACCTTGTTACGGCGGGCAGTGAGGCCAAATGGACCTGTAGGGCCAAAGAATGCCAGTAGCTCAGCCGGTGTAGCGGTGGTGAGATTGATATTGGCGCCGCCAGCGCCACTACCCAGGTTAATTTTCTGAGTGTTGCGATGGTTCTTCATGCCCTGAGCCGGCAGGCCATCAACAACAATGCTGGAGTCGCCGTTCAGATAGAAGTTGACGCGCTTCTTGTGGAATTTGCGCATCTTCGCGGACTGAGACTCCAGCACCAGATCGATACCAACAGTGTTCAGCCCAGCAGCATGACGCCAGTTGACGCCGTAACCAGCAGTGAATACCGGGATCGGGTCGCCATCAGAACCAAACTCAGTATTATCGAAAGAGTAAGACGCCTGACCATCGATGCTGATAGACACATCATCCGCGATATCGCCAGAGACGTTATACAGCTTTGCAGTTTTCCCAATCGGCAGCACGGTCTGCACACCCATCAGGTCATTGACGATTTCCATGCCAATTTCCTGATCGCGCATCTGGATAATCTGGCGGTCAATTTCGGCCCAGAATTCACGCGTAAAGCCTCCGATGGCATTCGCCGCCAGCATTTCATGCGTCATGCGCGTGCGGTACGCGTTGACCATCATGTCATGCTGGGCGTTATAGATATCACGATTGGCCCACAGCTCATTCCAGTGCCCTTGCAGTCGGCGGTTAGTAGCCAGTGTTTCAGCGGTAAAATACATTATTATTCTCCTGATTAAGCGCCAGCACCTGCAGCGGCTACGGTACCGACGCGCATACGCACGCGGATGAAATCGGTAGTGCTGGCTGCGATGGTCGCATCGTCCTGGCTATAGCCAATCACCGAATCGGTGTCTGCAGTAGCTTTGGTAAATTGCCCATTACTACCCAGCTTGATTGGATCGTCTTTGGCATAAGTCCCCGCCACGCACAGCAGCGCCAGCTCGCGGCCCTCTTCTACGTAGTTACCCACTGCGGAGTCGCCGGCTGGCACTGCTTCAGTGATTTTGAGGCCCTGATGATAGGCAACATCGATGATGTAGATACGACCAGCCAGCGCAGTTGCCTGCGCAAACTCATTGTCGTCATTGATGACTGCAGCGGTACCGGGCAGCAAGGATGCGGCAGTAACGCGGGTTTCGGTCTTGTACAGAGACTGACCGTCGATATTAACGCGACGATAACGTGCCATTATTCTGGCTCCTTATTTGAAGTATTCGGCAGGGTTAGGTGCACCGGTTTCTTTCTGCTGCTGCGCATTGTTGGTGCCCAGCGGAGCAGCTTCGCCCAGCGACTTGAACATTGCGTCCAGGGCATCGCCAGAAAGCGCGTTGGCCACGATGTCACCATGGACCTTAGCAACCGCATCACGCTTGGCTTTCTCTTCAGCGCGTGAGTTGGCGGTCAGGGTTTCCGCGAGCTGATTCTGATTGACCTGCAGCGCATCAACTTTTTCCGCAAGAGGCTTGATCGCCTTTTCGGTATTGGTGGCGACGGCCTCGCTAACCATGCTGCCGATTTGTTCCAGTTCTTCTTTGGTTAAAGGCATGTCGCCCTCCGTTTTGTGGTTTGGTGCAGGCTGTTCCTGCGGTGTGAAAAAAGATTTGAGTTTGTTGACGACAGCAACCCATGAACTCTGGCGCTGAACCTCTGTCCCGGTATCATCAAAGACAATCTTTCCGCCTTCAGACTTGTATCCGTAAACCTTCGGCTCGCCATTGTTGAGGATGATTACCGCTTGCGAGTCAGTGAAGTCAGCCACCCAGGCGTATTCTTTCTCGCCAGGAGCGAATTTATCTTTCGCTGCCTTCTCCAGCCTCCGCTCACGCTCGCGATAGGTTTCCCCCACCAGAGCGCCGGAATTAGCTTTCAGTGGAGTGGCAAGATCAGCATTTACCATCATCCCTACCCCCTGTTCTGGCGTAGCTGCGCCAACCTCATCCAGAAGGATGGCGTCATGGTCCATCGCGTGAATTTTCGCAACCCATGAAGCCCCCTGAGCTTTCTGCTCATCGTTCGCTTCAAGCTCCTCCAAGAATACGGCAACGCTGGTATGGATTGGCGGAACATCCTCGCCTTTCTCCAGCGCTTCAAGACGCTCAAGGAGGCGCTTTCCGTCATCCGTGCGCTTTGCCACTTCTGTATCGATCCACTTCTCGACGTAGACGCGGTTGCCGGACTTCTTGACGTTTTTGTTCCATGCCCCTACATAACCCACATTCAGCCCCTCAGGACTAAAAGCAGAAACAAACTGACCGTTGACCTGTGGATGTCCAAGCGGTGCCAGTGTCCCCTCCAGGCCACTGTAGTGCTGGTCAATCTCACTGGCCGGATACAGACCGCCGTTCATGACCACGTTCGCCGGAAGGGTGTAAGAAGGAACAACCCAGTGCTCGCGTCCGTTGTGCTGTTCGCGCCGGATGGCCTTACTGTTCACCTTCGAGGTGACATTAACTTGCATTGGCATGAGTTAACCCTTAGCCCATTGGTAGCCACGGGCTTTCATTGTGTTAAATGTTTTCTGAGCTTTATCGATGATGGTGTCACTTAACGGCTTGCCGCTTTCATCGACCATAACCGCGATCGTGGAGCATTTGCAGTTCACGCCGTTTGCATCCTTAGCCCACCACTCCCGCTGCTCTTCTGCGGTATACAGATGGGCGTGACGCGCGGCATGGGTGCTTCGGGTCGTCGGGCTGAGCGCTGATATGTGCATCTGCTTTGTACGGATGCCATATCGTTCTCTGGCTTCGTCGTCTTCGTCCAGGCGCGCACGGCGCAGCGCGGTGGTAATCTCCGTCCTGGCAATACGATTAGCCCGGCGAGACTCAATCCCCGTCTGCTCAGTAAGGCGCTTAGCTATCTCCAGTGGATTTTGTCCGCGCCCAAGTCCATCGGTCAGTATCCGCGCCATATCCGCTTTCACACTGGCGCTGAGGTTCTTCATTTCCTCGAAGGTACGAGCGCGAACAAGAATCAGCCTACGTCGGTACGGTTCGCTGAGAAGGATTGTCGATACGCTTTCCTGTCCGGCAGCGTACACGGCTGATTGCTGCGCCAGATTGGCAAACTCCTGCGCCGTGCCGCGCTGATACGCCGGGTTGACGTAATCAGCCCAGAACCAGAATCCTGTCTCGTTATCTGCACCCAAAATCTCATCAACCAGCAATGAGGCATTGCTGAGGAGCATTGATAGCTGGGTGGAATCGAGGTCGAAGGTGTAACGCTGGTTTACTGATGGCGATGCAGGAATGCGGTCGAGGATGTCCTTGTAGGCTTTGCCAATTCGCTTCATTCGCCTGGCGAACTCGCCCATTGCTCCGCGTTCAAGGCGGTCAGCGCCTGTCGGGTCTTTAAGGTTCCCCGGAAGTATCGGTGACTTCGCTTTCTTCTTCGTCATCATCTACCTCTGGAAGTGGTTCGGGCGAACCCTCATACCCGGCGGCCACGCGAATTTCTTCACCAGTAAACACCTGCTCACCCGTGCCGATGGAAGCGCTGTTGATTTGCGACATCTTCTGAGCGGCATCCAGTTTTTCACTGTCGCTTTGCGCATTGAGGTCGTCCCAGATAACGGTCTTCTGACTGACCGGATCGAGGATGCTTAATTCGATCAGCTTGTCGCAGAAGTCCTCAATCTCGAATGACAGGTCGCCACGGCGAGACTGGCAGCGAGTATTGAAGTATTTCTGGTCTTCCGTGCTCGCTCGCTCGCCCGTCTGCATGCCAACGAGTATCTTTGTCGGGATATCCAGCGCAGCAGCGGCGGTTTGCAGGTTGACGTTATAGGTTGGAGAGGGATCGGATACAGCAGCCACAATCGGAGCAACATTGGCCCCCTGTGTAATAAGAACGGAGTCGTTCCCGATATTCATTTCACGGGCTACTTTATCGTAGATTTCATTAAGTTCGCTGTAATCAACCCCGTATGCTCTGGCTATTTCATCCAGTTTCGCCTCTTTATCAAAATTAATACTTAACTGGCGTGCAGCATTCTTCAGGAATGACTCACCAGACCCGCCCTCTACCTTCTCCAGGCTCACAAAGGCGTTGTAAGCTGGCTCAAGGAAGCCAATGGCATCGTCGGAGTAATCACCAAGGATGAAAACGCGATCGGGGTGGATGTTGACGCGGCGACTTGAACCATTCGGCAACCGTTCAGCGTACTGCCACATCTTCGGCTGTCCGTAGGTTTTCGAGTTCAGGCCAGTGTCCCAATCACCAACTGTCAGAGAGCCTGCCCATGCGACAGTAACCTTCTGGAGCATCTTGCCTTTCGTTACAGGCTGATCCCAGGCGAGGGAGTCATTGACGTGCAGAAGGATGCCTGCATAACGACCGACAAGACGGCGACGGTCCGCCTCAGAGAATGAGCGCCAAAACCGGTTGGTGAATACCTGTTTGGACTTTTTCTCCCAGGCGGTTTCGTTTTCACTCTCGTCGGCATCGTCACCCTCAATGATTTCCGGGTTAGTCTGCCAGCACTTGCCCACCAGCTTCTCAACGGCACCGTGAGCAATACCACCGCGCCGGTACAGGGCGTAGAGGTTTTCGTAGGTTACCTGCTCAGGGAATCCATATTCAGCCCAGGCACAATTTCGCTTGGCGTCCAGCCCCATCGAAGGGTTAAGCATCCCCATGCGGGCGCGAGCAAGCATGGCGTCGTTAATCGCGTGATTAACCGCCAACTGTAATTTATCGTTCATGTCGTGTCCGTTGATTATCGAAGGCGTTTCGGAATCATCATGCCGACACCCTGCTGTTTACGTTTGATATGTCCATCAAGGGAATAGCGGATGGCGTCCCACGTATGCTCATCACCATCAGCCAGTTTCGGCAACACCTCACCGGTGATGCGGTCCGTTTTGTATGACCACATGCGGGCCTCCCGCGCCACGTTCTTGCAGCGCGGATGGATAATGATTTCGTCAAATCCGCGAAGGTGTGCGATCCCGTCCTCAACGCTCCCCTGCCATTTTTCGGCGGCTGAGATGTTGAAGCCCTGCCGCTTGAGATAGCTGATCGTCTCGGGTCGAGCGGAGTCGGCCTTGATGGGCCAGTCACGCGATCCGGGAATGGTGTCGTATAACTCTGGCATGTGGTCGAGCTCTGTCTGCTGACCGTATGCCTCGTATTCGATGTAAAGCCGGTTGTGCAGGATGAACGAGCGCACCAGAGTGTTCGGGTCTTTAGCGAAACCGAAGTCAGCTCCGAAGAACAGACGTTCGGCCTCTTTCCATAACTGGTCCGAGAACTCAGCAATCCGGTATTTTCCGGCCAGCACCTGCTTATCAGAGTTTTCGAGGTAAGCACCTTCCCACACCCATGCGTATGTCGCCGGGTCGAGGCGGCGCTGATCGTTCTGTCGCTCACCTTCAAGCACGTCAGGGAACCACGGGTTATCCGTGTAGTTCATTTCAACGGTGATGCAGTCGTCGCCAGCCTCTTTGCGGAAACGCTTGTCCGTGGCGCTACCGTCGCGCTCCGGGTTCCACGTCACCCAAATCTCTGAGCCTTCCTCACGAACGGTCGGGCTCAACTTCTGCCAGGCTATTTCGCTTACTGATTCAGCCTCATCAACCCAACAGAGCAAGATGCGCGCTTTCGACTTGATGCTGTCGAGGTTATGCCTCAGACCGCAGAACACGTAGTTAACGCTCTTGTCGATGGTGCGGATGTACTTCTCGCCGATATCAAAGTTGGCGGCCAGCCAGGGAACAGACAGGATCGCCTGTTTCACCTCCTGCATGCTCGACTCTTCCAGCGAGTTCATGAATTCACGCGCGCAGAGTACCACCCCGCTTTCACCGTTCATCATCGACTGATACGCCTTTACGGCAGTCATCAGCGCGAATGTGCGGGTCTTGGCGCTGCCACGTCCACCGTGCGAGCATCGATAACGCTTATTCACCGCAGTGAACAGCGGCGCAAGCTTGGCGGGGATCGGCAGTTGAACGGCTTCACTCATGATTTCGGCTCAACGGGAAGCAACTGGATGACAGTCGGCTGCGGAGTCATACTGCCATCAGGGCTTGTATGCTCGACTTTCTGGCGATTGGTGTAGGCATCGCCCATTTCTTTGGCGGCCTGCTCGATAAGTTGAGAGGTCATGCCGTAGTTCT